TTTACGTTGCTTATCTAAAGTACTTGCTAAATTATCGAAAGGAGTACTAGGAATAGATACTTCTATTTCTTTCCAGACTTTTGATAAATTCTTTGCAGTTTCTTGAATACCTTTTAAAGCATTTTCATAATTTTTAACTTCTCTTACTCTGATATTTAATTCTTTTTGACCCTTTTTCAAAATATTAAGTATCTTTGCCTCACTACCCCTCCAGAAACTAGTAGCATCTGCAATTTCCTCAGTTGAAATACCTATATCAGTTAATTCAATTCCATGAGCTTTAAAACCTTCTGTTAAGGCTTTTAAACTCTTTGTAGCTGCATCAAATTGAGTCTCAGAAAACCCAAGAGTTAATACATCTTTAAATGAATCACTAAATACACCTAAAGGAGTTTTTAATTGTATCCATTCCTCTAATTTTTGTACATTTTTATCTAGTGACGTATTCATAGAATCATAAGCATTTACTACTAAAGTAGCGTGAGCTACCTGATTAGATAAAGAACTATTAGCATTTACTCCCGCTGTAGCTATATTATTATAACTTACAACTTGTTTATCCATAGTAGTAACTAAATCTTTCGTAGCATCAGAGTATTCATCAGTACTTACTTTTATTAATCCAAGTGCTTTAGCTGCAGATTCTGCCATAGCTTCTAATACTTGAAAAGTCATAAAAGCTCCGATAAGTCCCATAGCTATTTTTCCAATAGCTTTACCAAAACTAAAAATAGCTAATTTAGCAGTTGCTAAGGTTTTTTTAAATACTTCAAGAGATTTAGGCATAGCTTTACCAAAAACCTTTTCAGCTCTATCACTTATTTCCTTAAAATCTGTAGTAATATCTTCTCGCATTGCTTTATTAGCTAAACTGAAAGATTTTAAAAATCCTAAACCTTTTTTTCTATGTTTTGTGAAAGTGTCTTTTCCTTCTACTAAAGCGGAAGAGGCTTCTATATTCTGTACTTTCCTATATTCTTTTCTTGCTAAATTATAAGCCTTTCTCTTTTCATTCCATAGTTCTATATTACGAGTTAATGTTCTATTTTCCGAAGAAACAAAATGCCCTTTAGCATCTCGATCTAGCAAGCTACTTACTTTACCTTTTCTATTTACAAAATCTTTTTCTTTGTTGAATTTTGCTTCTGCTTTCCAATATCGCTCTACTCTAACAGCTGCTCTACCTTCTGCAACATTCTTCCCTTTTAAATATTTAGCTACTGCAGCTTCGTCAAAACTTTCTTTACCAAATAATTTAGATACTAAGGGTTGTAGAGCATTCTTAGTTAAAAAAGTAATTAATCCTGCGAATCCTGCTACTAATAAAGAAGGAACTTTAAGCAATCCTTCTATTATAGGATTTATTACTGTATTTAAAACTTCTCCCATAGTTAAGGCCATTTCTGTTACGGAGGCCTGCAATTTAGTATAAGGATTAATCTGTGTTTTATCCCCTATTTTTCCAAATTTTCTTTCTGTTTGATCTAATACTTCATTTAATACGGCTTGAGATTTTTCGAATGTGGTTAATTCTTTCGCAGTTTTACCAATAGTTTCAGCATATTTCTTTGTTGCAGGTTCAAGTCTTAGGATGATACCTAATTCATCAAGAACTTCCGGTTCTGCTTTTACAACACCACGAGTTAATCGATCTAAAGCATCTGCCATATCTCGACCAAGTGCAAGAGAAGCATTTTTTGCAGCTTCTCCCATTTTTTCAATTTGAGTAGCGTTAAAACCTGCTGCAGTTGCAAGAGTAGTTGTTTGGGCCGCTTGTTTAAAATCTACTGAAAAATCTACTACTTTTTGTAGATTTTTTGCTATACTAGTTAAAGATATATTAGTAGCATTACCATATTCTGTCATACTTTGAGTAAGTACAGTCATATCTCCAGCATTTTTTAATGCACGAAAAGCTGCACCTAAAGCGAATACTTTAGCTGCTATATCCGCATAAATTCCAACTAGAGTATCTGGAGAACCTCCGGCAGCTAATAGAGAGAATCCTTTTCCTGCTCTGTTAACCATACCTCCAGCAGATCTATTTACTCCATAGGAATTACTTTTCCTTTTACCTATTTTTGTATTAAAGGCTTCATCTGCCAGAGAATATTCTGTATGACCCTTTTTAGGGTTAAATCTACCTTCTCCTATATGTATTTCACCACGAGATTTACTTGCTCTTTCAATTCCTTTTTGTAAAATATTAAGTTGTTTAGAATTTACGTTTAAAGCTTTAGCTATTTCTACTAACCCAGATTGAACTCTCTCTAAATTTCTATTAAGGAGATTCATCTGTCTATTTTGTCGTTTACCTAAACGTTTGGCGGAGATAGCTATATCCTTTTGCTGCTTAAAGATACCTTCCATTTTTGCAAACATTTTAACAGATTGTTGAACTCCACCAGTAGTAGCCAGCTGTGCTGCAGCAGTAATACGTGCAGTACCTCCAGTACCTCCAGTACCTCCAGTACCTCTATCACCCTGTTGAGTAACTCTAGCACCTAAACGCATTCCTCTCTTTTCAATTTGACGAATTTGTCGCATAATTGAATTTTTGAAGAAGGTTTTATCAATAGAAGCACGAATTTTAAGTGATTTAGAACCTCCAGTATTTAAACTGGCTAAAGCGGCTTTTAAACTTTTCTTAAGATGAGGGGCATCAACCGAAACTTTAATCTTTCGATCTTTTTTACCCGCTTCTTTATTAAGTTCTTTAAGTTCCTTTACGGATTCTTTTAAACCTTTCGAAGTAACTTTAATTAATACCGTTTTCTTCTTATCAGCCACTCTAAACTCCGGGAGGGGTGCCTTTATTAGCTTTCGCTTTGGCCTCGGCCGCTTTTCTATCGACCTTTTGTTTCTTATGCATTGCTTCGGATCTTCTTCCGTCCATATAACGTATAAAGTACAATGCTAACGCTTTATCTTCTAAATTATAAATATCACATAATTCTGCGAAGCCTGCCCACTCTTTTCCCATATAGGTTCCGGACATTCCATCCCATTTATCTGATAATGTATTATAAAGCGTGAAATATTCTTGTATTTCTACAGGAAATTCGTCCATTTCAGGAGGCATTTCCTCTTCATCAGGTTCTGTTCCTAACTGTTCATGAATTGCTAGTATCTTTTCTCTATCAAAATCTTGAGTGATGAACTTAAAGTATCTATCAATTAGTTTAGTAACTTCCGCTACTTGTTCTTCGTAAAATTTTGAAGGTCACCTACAGTTTCGGCTACAAAACTATCAAAATCAGGTGAATTCTTCATAAGAAGGTAAGCATTATCTTCACTATATTCTAGTTCTTCTTCAAGACTTACACCTTCTAGCTCTACGAGCATAAAATCTGCTAAATATTCATACTTAAAGCCTTTCCAGCCTTTAACTACTGCTTGTACATATAACTGTAGGAATAAATCATCATCTACTTCTTCAATAGGTTGACGTGTTTTTCTATCGAACTTAGTACTAGTTGACTTCTTACGAAGTTTCATCAGTTCATCACGACCTAAGAAGGTCAGTTTAAGAACAAAATCTTTATAACCAGGATAATCGATTTCGACAGTTTTTGAGGGAGTCATGAGAGACTCAAGACTTGGTTTAATTGTAGTTACATTTGTTGCTGTTTCAGCCATTTTTATAATTCCATATTATATTGTTAAAAAGAAGGGCGACTATCGCGACGATAGTCGCCCTTTATACCAATTAAGTTAAGGTTACTGAGGTAGAACCCTTATAAGTAATTGTTGCTTCATCCGCTGAAGAGAAAGGATCCTCTTCAATACCAGTGAATTCAATTGTTACGGACATAACGTCTGCAACGTCAACTGTTGGGATTGTAACATGCGCTTTAGGTACGTTTAAAGACATATTTGGAGCACTATTACCACCAACATTTAGAGTCATATTAAACTCAGTTGTTACATCTGGATTAGCACTAGCAACGTCAGTTAAGAAGTCAGCAAGTAGCTGTTCAGAATCGGTAGTACCACCAGAAGTTAGATAACAAGTTAAAGAACCTGAAATATTACGAGTACCAGTATAGTGAGACTTAGGCTGATTAATAACACCTAATTCTTCTGGAGTCAACCAAGTAATACCATTATCTACAGTGAAAGAACCACCAGTAATAGCTAATGTATAAGTAGTATCAGTACTATCACCATCAAGGTCACCAACTAAAGTACAAGTACTAAGTTTATTATTAATGAAGTCAGCAGTAGATGGAGCAGCTAGATAATGAGTACCTGCAGTTACTGGGCGAGTAGTACCAACTTCTGTAAGAGACTCACCTTGACCAGTCCAAGTAATTTGAGCAAGACCATCAATACTAAAATCAACATCTGCTGTAGTAATTACACCATTACCAATCTTATAACACAGACCAGAGTCTGAGAAGTAGAAGTAGTAGTTTAATAGGTCTAATTGGTGAACATCAGAGCTTTCAAAATCAACTGCTAAACTAGTAGTTGAAGAAGTAATACCTTTAGTACCATCTTCTGCAGTATCTAATGCGTTAGCTACTGTTGCGTTCCATAACAGCTTTTCAGTACAGCTGTGATGTGCTGCTGAAGGTGAGCCTGATACATGAAGAGCATCCTTATAAGGACGAACATAAGTAGTAAAACTAAAGTCAACAGGGTCAATAGAAGTATTGAAAATACGTTGACCACGCTTAGGAGCGCTACCTGCTTCATTTACTGTTACATTCTGAGTTGTGTTACCTTGAGAGAAGCTAAATCCGTCAAGAACGGGAATTTCCCAGGTATTTACGGAAGTTAAAGAACCACCGCCTGTTGCGCCGGAAGCACCTTTAGAGCCATCCCAAGAGGATCCTACAGAAGATACAATTAGCGTACAGTTTCTAGATAAACTAAGTGCCATAATAATTTCCTTTATAGCAAACTTACCAAAATTGGTAAGATTCTTTGCCTATAGATTAATTTCGACTATTATCTTATAATCTATTAGACAGTTATACCACTTGATATCTTACTTCAAGTGTTATTTCTCCCACCCCATAAGGAGCTAAAAGTCCCTCATCGGAAGTGATAGATTGAATTCTCATTTCTTGAGTAGTTTTACTAGTATCATAGGTTAATTGATTATTAGCGTCAATAACTGTTTCAACATCTACGAAAACTTTCTCAAGTTCATTAACAGGATCTTCGTCATGAACGTACATCCTTATTGTAATACCTAAAAATCCCCATTTGAAAGAATCTCCAGGTAAATATTCTCTGATTTCATTCCCAGCTGTAACACTTACATAAGGGAAGTCATTTACTTCATCCCAAAAGATTAGTTTATTAGTAACATTAGTATTAAGGTCTATATTATAATCGCCGGTACCATCTATATCTTTTAGTTTGGTTACAAGAGCATCTACGATTGCTCCTCTTGCTTTTCCTGCCATTACATTCTCCGTGTTTGAATATTAAACCTAGCATGTACATAAGTAGCTGCTACTTCTCTAATAGACTTATCAATTAAAAGTCTTGGGTCTCTATACTGGTTGCCTTGTCTATAGCCTCTTTCGAAGGTTTGATAAGGGTACTTCATATAAGTATAAAATGCTGTAAGTTGTCCTTCTCGTGTAAACTGTAAGTTAGTAACATTTACTGAGTTAGCAAATCTTCCTGTTCTATTAACTAAAGCAGGAGGTTTCATATTTCTAGCAACTTGAGTTCTAATTAAAGCATTAATTAAACCTTGAACATTTATTAAACTATTAAATTGACCTCTAGGGTCTTGTAGTCTAAATGCTGTAGGAGCTCTTTGAGCTATTCTTTCCTTTCTAGCTAATTTTCTATCGAGATTTTTAGCTGCTAATTTTAATTTACGTTCTTGGCTAGTATATACAGTGCTCTTTTTAACCTTTCTTTTCTTAGTCTTTTTAGTAACTCTAGTTTTAGCTTTAAAAGGTTTATATAATTCTCCATCAATAGCTCTATCTAGTAATTTATCTACATGATCTAAATAAGAAGGAGAACCCTTAATACTAGTAGGATCATATGAATTAGCTACAATATTAGGAATTTTTAATAATGCAGTATCCATAGCTTTGAAGCCATCTACTATTTCTTTTTTATGTGTTTTTGCTAAATGACTAAGTGCTCTACCAGTTATTAAGTTAAGAGCTTTAATTTCAACAGTAATTCTATGAGTAAAAGGTTTACCTTTATGTAAAAGAGAAATATTATTCTCTTTATCTACTTCTACATCTAATACTACTGGTTCAATAGTTTCATATAAACCTTGTTGATCTGCCCATTGTATTAATTTAGCACTAGATACTCCAGAAATAGAAGCTTTTGCTAAATTATCACTATTTTTTATATTACGCCAATCTTTTACAGCTCCAGAAGCTTCTATTTGTCTAAGAGTTAATTTATCTACAGCCATTACTCGTCTTTGAATTATTTCAGTTTTACTTATTAATTCTCTAAGTAATGGTTGTTTAGCTGTATCTTCTAAATTATCTAATAATTTATAAAGATATCCTAACATAATACCAATTTGGGTTACAAAGTTAGGAGCGTCCATATGTCCACGATCATAACCTTTATTAGCTACATCAGACATAGCATTTTTTACACCTCTCCAAGCTATATTAGCAGCATCTGGATCGGAATAAGAAACTTCACTAGGTGATAAGGTTTCTAGCTTAAGACCGGTTAATTGTTCAAATCTAATAACATCTTGAGTTAATTCATTTTCTGTATTAATAATCTTATTAGATTGAATACCTGCAGTAGAGTCTCTAAATTGGTCAGCAGTTAATCCTTGAATTAACAAGTATGCTCTAGCAGCTAAGTCATCAATTGAATTAATTTTTGCTAATTTACTAGCTCGAGCCATTAGTCAATATTCCTGTAAAGCTCCAGGATACGTTTTATATGTGGTGGGAAGTCTGAAGGAATTGAGGATCCAGCAACATTAGTAATATTTGCTGACCCTGGGATAGCTTTATTAGGAGTAGACTCTTTTTTCATATAGTATGTAATTAAGTCTAAGCAAGCTAATTTCAGATCGGAAGGAGTAGAAGAGTAACCACCTTTATATATAACTTTTACAGATTTAGTACCGTCTGTAAAATCTGTCCCTAAACGAGTGATAGCCTGAGAGTCTGAACTTACTTCATACTCTCGGTCACATGTCCAGAATTCTCCAGCAGCTTCACAAGTTGCTTGAGTTGTATAAGTAGTGTTACTACATGCACCAGTCCAGCGTTCAGACGTAAAAGTCCAACTATCGCTAGCTGCGTGCCCTGTAGTTGCTGCAAAAGTTACAGCGATGTCACCTTCTAAAGTTTGACTAGATCCAGTAATAGATACTGTTGTCTCTTTCCAATTTGTTCCTCCATCTCTTGACCATTTAAAAGTATTAGGAGTTCCTGTACCGTCAATTTGTACTTTATAACTACGACCTACTTCACCTGTTGACGTATTTGCGTTAAATCCAGTGATAGTTAAATCGTTCAATGTTCCAGAGAACGAGTCGTTATTTATACAAGCTGTTTCAGTAGCTGCTGAAGAAAGAGAGCACTGGGCAGTTCCAGAATCTAAGAGATGATAATTATCCGCATTTGCGAGATTATTTTCTACGGTAGTTTTATCGGTTGAAGCACTACCACGCTCCAATACCTGCACAACTTCCACGAGAGGAAGTTCCGAAGGATAAATTGTATTTTGTCCGTCTAATATATCAAAGTACTCTGTTTTTGTAGTAGAGTAGTTATCAATAAAAGTACGTCCGCAATAGGTTTTTACAAGCGAACTAACGTAGCCACGGAGAGTATTAATCTTCGCATCATTTGTAGTACTGGTAATATCAGCATATGCTTTATATTCACTAACAGAAACTAAATCAGCCATTATTATTATCTCAATTCGCTTGTAAAAACCGACTAGGCCGAAGCCTAGTCAGTTTCAACAGTATTAAATACTATTAGGATGCAGCAGTCTTAATAAGGTTCATAGAGGCCTTACTAGCAGCACCAGCTTCAACCTGCAAGAAGCCAAAGCGACGAGTAGCTACAATCGCACGCTGTTGAGCGACAACGTCAGTTGCAGTTTCAACAGTAAGATTACGATACTCACCAATCATGTAGTTAGCTGGATTAACCAGGCAACCTACAGTCTTATTAGCAGCAGCAGTTTCGAACGCGTCAGAAACTAAGATAGGCATACCGTAGATGCGAGCTAATTCACCAGTTAAGATAGTAGCTCCATCTCCATACTTATCCTTAGTCTGAACTTCAGTTTCGTCCATTAAGCTATAGTAAGCAGCCTGAGAAAGAATCAGACGTAAGTCGGAAGGATTAGTACCCCACTGACCCATAGCTGTACGAGTAGCATGAACAATAGCAGCAGTAATAGCAGAGCTAGTAGTAGAAGCAGTACGTTGAACGTTACCAGCAACTACGAGTTCTTCTAACTCGGAGAAAGGAGCAGCAATACCTGTACCTAAGATAGACTTATCAGAGGTAAGAGCCATACGACGGACGATAGCGTCACGAACGATGTTAGCAACTGGAAGCAGTGCATCTTCTTCTTCTTCATAACCGATGTACTCACGAGTAGCCAGCTTATGGGCAGTCATGGTAACTTCAGTCAGTGAATGTTGACGACGAGCACCTGAAGAGGTATCATTGAAAGCAGTACCAGCTTCACCGCCGTCATTATAGGCACCAGTAGCAACCCAAGTAGCATCATCACTAGGATCTGCATTTACTGGGAAGTTCATAACACGAGCATTCATGTTAATCTTACGGAATAGAGGTTCAACAACAACACGATTCTTAATCTTGTCGAAGATGTTACCATTCCAAGTAGTTTCCCAATCAGTATCAGGCATACGAGTAGCCTTTTCGATTAGAGCCTTACCAGCGTCTAAAGTTTCAATGCTCTTGCCAAGAATTTTAGAAGTAATAAATACTTCATTCAATTCGTCTTCAGTAGGCATATCGCTACCAGGCTCAGAGAAGTTCATCTTAGACTGGCGCATAGCAGCCATTTCATCTTTAGCAGCCTTTAATTCAGTTTGCATTTCTTCTAAAGACTTAGAGTAGTTATCTCCATCAGCCTTGATTCGAGCTTCTAACTCTTCAGTGACCTTTTCAGCCTGAGTCTTGCCCATTTCTAATTCCGCCACCTTCTTTTCAGCTGCAACTTCAGCATCCTTCTCAGCGACTTCAGTCTTATATGCTTCAACAGCACCCTGTGCAGTCTTAGCCATCATTTCCTGTAGTTCTTTTTGATCCATTTTTAATTCCTTAAGAATATTATCCTGAGAAGGTGTCTTCTCAACTTCTGTTATTTCTTCTTTTTCTTCAATTACTTCTTCTTGAGAGGCAAAACTCTTTTTAAAGTCGTTATATTCGCCTATGTCAGTAAAAGACTTAGCTAAAGAGAAAGTCGAATCTTGGTTAGCGGGGATAGAAACTACCGATACTTCGAATAGTTCTAAATCTTTAATAAAGAAGGTATCTACTGATTTATCATAATCAGCATCCTTAATACTAAAGCCCACACTAAATGTTTTTAAAATTCCTTCTTTAATAAGGTTATATACTTCGCCAGCAGACTTACTAATTTCTGCTACTATTTCTAGTCCTTTGTCTGTGATATTATAATCAACAGCAGAACCTATAGGACGACTATGGTCATGGAAGGCCAGGATTACAGGGTTCTTAAGATAATTGTCTAATCCACCCTTTTGCCAAGCTTCCTTAACGATTACGTCGCCCGAACGGTCTTTAGAAACAGTATTGGCATAACCCTTAATTGTTACTGAGTCAGATGATTCACCAGACTTTTCAACAATATTAAAAGGAGAATTAATTTCAAATTGCTTATTCATTATTTTCCTCATTTCCTTGGGAAGAACCATTAGGTCTTCCTCCTTCAGATGGGTTGCCCGCGCTTCCTGCTATATTAGCCGGTATACGCACATCATCATGACCCTCTATTGGTTCTAGTCTTAATGCCTCTCTAGCTTCATTTGGAGTAAGTACTCCGCCATTAACTAAAGTGGAATAGTATTTTGCTTTTTCATCTAACTCTGGTTGGAGTGGTGATAGTTCTTCGAGTGCTGCTGCGAGGTCATAACCAAAATAACGTTCAAATCCACTAATAAGTTTGCGTACTAGTGGTAGAACGGTTTCTTGATACATTAATCGGTGATTAGGTCTTATATTAGCATTATTTCCGCCATCCATCAGGATTGGTGGTACTCCTATAACCTTTAGAACCGTTTGTTCTAGGTTCTTTACCGAATCTTCAAAGTCTAATTGTCTAAAATCAACATTAGATACACTGTCAATCTCTAATCCACCATCTAAAATAAGGGGTCTGCGACCACCTGATTTAGGACTGTATTTTTGAGACCAAGAGCTAATTAATCTTTCTTTAACTTTAGCACTAAGAGTATTAGGGCTTTTTAGGACAAGTCCAGGAACTGCTCCGTTCTTGAAGAAGTTACCTTGGAAATCTCTCATACTATAGAGAAGATTAATTGAGTCTTTTGCTGAATGTAATCGAGACATTCCTCGATAAATAGACCTTGTAGAGTTGTCAGAGATATGAATAATCTCCTCAGGTTTATATTTTACCTGATTATATTCATAACCCTTAACAAATGTTTTCTTATCTGGGAGAATCTTAACATTCTCTGCAGGTAAGTGATATAAATAGGCCCCATCAAAATAAATAAAGCAGTTACCATCCATAAACATATCTAAATATAAGTTACGTCTAAACGTATCTGCATTTTGGTAAGGGTTTGGATGCCTATTTAGTAAATTAACTAGTTTCTTTTGCCTAATAGTAGCTATTCCGGGGAAGGCTTCTTTATTTCCAACATCAATTCCGATTTGGGAAGCCGCATCAACTACCATGTTGATTCCGCGATTAACTACTTCAAGCTTTTCGTAAGCTTTCTCAAATGGAATTGAAGGAACTAAAGAACTTTGCTCACCTTCCGATAAAGCTATTTGAGGCTGTGCCGGATTAAACTTCCGGAATAAGTTCTCAAACATATTCTTTTTCTCTTCGTTTATTAACCCACCGCACTTGCTTAGGGCTTGTGGTCAAAGATGGACGCTTTCCATACAGACTGTGTAATTTCAAATGGTGTTTATGGCATAGAGTTATTGTGTCATCATAAATAAACTTATGGTGTTCTTCAATAAATCTATCCCGAACTGCCATTATATCTTCCGCAGTATTTATAGTAATGTCGTTTTCTTTAAGCCATCTTTCAAGAAGCTCTGTGACACTATAAAAATGATGAAAGTCGAGTTC